ATTGACAGTTAATTAAGATAGAAATATAGATATGTAAATAAAAAAATGGCCAAATGACCATTTTTTTATTTACATATCTACGTTATGATAAACTTTTTATTTCAGTTTTTTCTATTATGCTAGATACTCATAGAACCTTTATATATAAGCATCTATGCACATTAAACTATTTTGAACACATATAGAAAATATATAAAAGTTTTATACTTATGCCCCTTTTGTGCCCCTTAACTCAAAATCCCTACAGAGTGTAGGGATAAATTGAAACAACTGAATTGTGTACCTAGAGTATAACAAAAAAATCCCTATTGTCATAGAGATTTACCTATAAGAACAGACACCTATTATAGCATATTTGATATTTTATCAAATACCTAAGATTGTTTGAATTCTATTTGATATTTTATTAAATAGAAAGTTTGCGACCATCAAGAATAATGAACAAAATAAAAAGACCAACCACAAATTAATGCAGCTGGCCTTTTAATATTTTAGCTGATTTTCAAATCAAGATCTTGAATAATGGATAGGAACTCAATAGCGGATATTGTATAAAAACCAATACCAACTTTTTTCAAACTATCCAGTCCCAGTGGGCGTTCGATATATCGAATTGAGTCGCCTGTCAAAAGGAAGCATGCTCCTTTGTTGTATTTTTTGCCGTAATAGTCGCCATCTGTTGTAATTGAAATGATTTTCATGTCTTCTTCTCCTTTTTGATTTGAATTGTTATTTGAGTTACTGCTTTCTTTCTTGCGGACTATTCCACTAAATCCGTTATACCAACTCCATGAGTTACCATCTGGTAATTTCTGAACGTACATAGCACCAAGAACGTTCTGCTCATAAGTAACTACGTTACCGTTTGCCACGCTAGCTACAATTCCTACATGACCCGTAGATAAGCCATCTCTTGCGGAAATGAAAAAAATGTCTCCTGCTTTAAGTTGACTAAAGCTTGGATTATCAATCTTTTCAAATCCTATAGCTGACCAGTTGGTTTGTGTGAATACATTCCAAGCAGTCGCACAGTCTGAACCAGGCACCCATTGCGCATTGATTCCAGACATTCCATAAGCAAACTGATAAACCTTATCTGTAAGGACAGACAGCCAATAGGAGGCAAGTGCCCCACATTGACCTATACTTCCAGAATAGCCAACCTGCTTGCCTACAAGGGGTTCTATGGTTGCTGTTACATTGTACATGTTAGTCCTCCTTTTGTTGCTTATTATAATTTAGAGCACTAGCTCCTGTAACTGCTCCAAAAAAGACTGTCACAGCATTTATAGTAAGAACTGCTAAATCAGTATCAGCCCAACCATAAGCTTTGCCTAGACCACCTACTAGCGAGCTAAAAGCTGGCAATACAATAATCACTACCCACTTGATAACGTTATAAGTTTTATCGTTCATAATCAATTAATCTCCTTTTTGACATGTTTATTAATTTTATTTTCTATTTCTGCCTTGAGTACCTGTGGAACTACTTCCATGAGCATTTCATAACTTTTCGTACTGTATAGCTTATAGTTTGCTGCTAAGCTAAAACCTGTCGCAAAACCAAAAACTAAAGTCCAAAGAGTTAGAACTGTTTTCACAAACAGATCATGTGTATCCAAGATTGGAATTTGACAGATCAAATACGGAATGCTTGCCCCAAAAGCATTAAGTGCAAATCCCACCCAGAGAGTTTTAGAAAATATTGCTATTTTCTTTTTATTCCTCCACATTAGAGCTGTTAGTGTGTCACCGAAAGCTAAAATAAGCAATATAAAGCTCATAACTTCCGGATGCTGCAGCTCCCCCAAATAATTAAATAGTACTTCCATGTATAATTTTTTCTTTCCCCTTCTACCTCTTTTACTATGCTGTACGTAGCCAGATATATGCTGTTTGGAAAGGTTGCAAATTGTTGTGTTCCCCATCTCCACCAGTATTTTGGTTTGTTGCAGTCGCTGCGTTATTCGTTGCCGTTGCATTTCCCGTGGTCCAAGAATTTTTACTGATTGTACCCATAATAGTAAAACCACCGTCGCCGTAGTGCGTATTACCATTTTGCCCCATCAATGTTGGGTTGTTAGCTGAGTGGCTATGTGGATTTTGCGTGTGATTGTGACTGTTTTGAATATGGGTGTGGCTTGGCATCTCTGCGACTGTAAGCTTATGAGTTTTCTCTCCTCCAGTAAGTCCTGCTTTAGCAAATGTTGTATCTGACTCATCAACACCAACAAGAACCTTCCCTTTAACTTGTTGCCATGTACCTACACCAAATATGTCTTTCGGATTTTTATTGCTTGAACTCATGTAATAAGACCCAACAGGGTACATCAACTCAGCAACAGCGGCAATATTTAGCTTCGAGCTAATAGAAACATCTTTAGTACCATCTATTGTTGTTGAGCCAGTCAAATCTCCAGTGATAGATATCTTGCGTGCTGTTTGCCACTTAGTTGCAGTTCCAGAATTACCAGTTGTGGTTGTTGCTGTCGTAGCACTAGTCGCATTACCATCTAACTTGCCTGAGAATACGGGAGCTTTTATCGTTCCTGGAGCTGTCAATATACCATCAGTACCGAACCGCCACCAATAACCCGTTGTGGGAGTAGTACCACCGTTTTGATAGTTTGTTCCGATATAAGTAGCTCCATCAGCAACGAGAATCGCTGTTTCACCATTAGGTTTAACAGCAAGAGAGGGAGGAGTTGTTTCTGGTTTTTCGATAGCTTTAAGTAAAGCAATGTGAGCTTCTCCGGCAGCATAAATCATGTTAGCACCAGCACTAATACCCATTGAGAAGCCGTTTGACGGTTCACGTTCTGACAGCTGTGGGTTAGTTCCAACGATGTTTTGTAATTGACCTAGCGTACCGTCAGGCTTAACTTGTCTAACACCAAGCGCCCAAGCACGCTGTGGGTCATTGCTTCTTTGAGAAACGTGCGTGAATGCTCCACTGAATGTTTTTGCTCCAGTGATAGTTTCATCACTATTTTTATGCACGATGTCACTATCATTTGTAGCTTTTACATTGATATCTTGTGTACCATCAAAAGCAGTGCCATTTATTTTACGGGCTGTTTTAAGTTTGGTAGCTGTTGCTGCATTGCCTGTTATATTTGCCTGTGTAGGCATAGTAACAGTCTTTGTATTTACCCCAGTAACATGCCCTTGACCATTTCTTTTTACAGAGTCAATTGCTGTAAAAGTAGAACCATTATTGGGAGCTTCTTCTGAAGTTGTATCACTTTGGGAAACGGTGGGATGCACATAAGCCACTGGAAGTTTTACTGTCTTAGTATTTGCTCCAGTCACTCGCCCTTTCGTATCCGTCTTTACACTATCAACTGTTGTAAATGTTTCATTATAATTTGGTGAAACAGAACTGGCTGTATTGCTTTGAGCAATTGTAGCCAAAGTTGTTGCTAACCCAACAGCTTGTGTACCATCAAAAGTGGCACTTCCTAAAGCATCTCCCGTTAGGGTTACTTTCTGAGGAGTCTTCAGCTTAGTAGCACTCTCGGCATTCCCGGAAATATTACCCACAATCGTTGAGGTAAAAGTTTTGATACCTGCAATAGTTTGGTTAGTGGACTTATCAACTAAGTCTGCTATTTTATCCCAGATACTTTTACGATCAGTATTCGCTGAATTAATCTGGTCTTGTAATTTTTTTACTTCATCATCCACTCGTTCATTAGTAGCTGGAGAAACAGGGTCTACAACCGTACTAACCGTATCACTATTGGATAAGGTCAATTGTGGTCTAATCGTATATTCTGTGACTTCTGCTGTATTTTCTGCTGGCAATCGGAATGGAGTCTGCGCTGTTGTAGCTGCAGCCAAGAATTCCGCTCCGTTATACTTACAAACCAGTAAAAGAGTGTTCATATCGTAGTCAACAGTATTACCTGTACTATTTAAAATACCTGTAACAGTAACTGTTGAACCTGAAATTTTTACACTTGATACTGGGAACTTACTTTTAGTTTTAATCGTACTTAAAACTAAATCATCAAAACTTTCCAAATCGCTCTGTGCAAACTTATCATCACTCGATATAAATCGTACAAACTCAATTTTATTTTGGGTAGAAATTGCTGCTACTTCTGT